CCTTCTTCGACATGTTCGGTTTCTTCCTTCTTCAGTTGTTCTCTACCAGCACGTTGTGGAATGTATCCTCTTGCTGGATCAACTTTACCCGCCTTCATTGCCTTTAATCCGAGCTGGCGAATGGCTTCTTTTTTCTTTGCTTTATTTGCTAGATTGCCTTCTTCAACATGTTCGGCTTCTTCTTTCTTAAGTTTAAGTGATCTTGGTCCAGTTTTCTTTGCTCTTTCTGATTCGTATGGATCAAGAGAGACTTTAGGATTAAATCCTGCCTTGATTCCAGTAATCATTCCCCTTACCGTTGACATGTTCGAACCAGCCATAACGCTGTTGCCACCAGAACCAGCAGCACCGATTGGTGCACGACCACCCTTTGCCATATACGCTGCCATGCGAGCAGTATTAATTGCTCTGACAGAGTCTGGCTTCACATCTGATGCCTTTCTTGGAGCAACTTTAACTCTTTTGGCTGCAGCTGCAGATCTACCGCCACCTTCGACTTCTGAAGGCATCGTCATGTTATTCTTTTTATACCATGCCTTCTGAGCAGCCTTTGACATCTTATGCAATAATGCTGGAACTTTTACATTCGCCATTTATAATTCCTCGATCTTTACTGTAAGATCATTTGTCCCGCGTTTTATTCTATGATAAGTTTTTGCGGGAATAAAAAACTTATCGCCTTTAATTAATGGTATTGGAAGTTTATTTTCTAATTGAACTTCCCAACCAGAACCTTCTATAACCTCAATATATCTACCCTTTTCGTCACGATGCCAGACCAATTCTTCTGTCAAAACATCGTGTTTGAATGTACGCACAAAACTCGATTTATTTAGTTGTTCGTCAATATATGGCTTTACCACCATATCTTGCCTGAATTGCTAAAAAATCTTGGATAACGACATGCCCAATAAGACGCGCTGGTCTTATCCTTATTGGTTAAGCAACGATGGCGAGCAACGAATGACTTTGTTGCTCCTGGATCATTGAACTTCTTTGCCATTCCAGACTGACTGAAGCGGACTTTTTTGACGCCACCATCGCCAGTGCGAACATAAACCGCGCCGCCGCCACCTTCGCGCCATGGCTTACCAATGCCCTTGCCATCAGTTTTATCTTCTTCATTTACAGGAACGCAGTTAGGAACCATTCGATTGCCCTTCTTCTTTAATCCTTTTTGTGTATATCCAGACCAACAGGCTTCTTCTAAACCTTCTTCTACTGGATAATCTAGGACAACTTGTTGCCCTTCAAACTCGGCAATTTCGCCGATGTTTGAATTAAGCATATCCCTTTCCCACTCGTCTTTTGGAGCATAATTGCCTTCAGAATAAAGGCGTCTGGCTTCAGAGATCATTTCAAAAAACATCTCTGACCCTGGACGGAAAGCATTTTCAGTAAACGAGATTTTATTTTTTAGATGGTATTGGACAGCTTCTTCCAAAGTAATATCTTCGCGCACATACGAACCGCTCGTGACGACTGGTAGACCGTCCAAAGCAGCATCTCTTGAATTAGGTGGAACTGTTTGTGACTTTTTCTTTTTGGATGATTTTGCTAATGTTGGTGTTAGATCTACAGCTTCTTCGTAGTTTTCTGGACAGCAATCCATCTCTTGTTCAAACATCTGATCAATATCTTCTCTTAGATCCTTGTCAGCTGTATGATAGGTTTTGCCTTTAGAAATGTATGAGTTCACGCGAGCATGACCCCACTGTGATGGCGTGGTTCCTGGGCGGTGACCAGAGTTCCAAGCAGCAACGCCACGACGATACACCTTTCTTAAAGTAGAAACTGAGATTCCTGACTTGGCTGCTTTTGCTGATAAGGACTTATCTGCCGCACCTTCGTCGACTGTTTCCTCAGAAACACGACCCGTTTCTTTTCTCTTGTTCATAACAGCAGTGATGTTTCCACTGCGAGCTATGCGACGAATCTTTTTCTCATTGGCTTCGTCCATCATCTTACGGACTTTTAGTGTATACTTGCTTGGCTTTGTTTTGGCAGTTGCATCGCCAGGTGCTGGTTCGTATGCACGAGGATCGCTGTCAGAAAGTTTTGCCTTTTCTCTCCAGTGTGCTGCTCTAGCCTTCGCCGTTGATGCGCTCAATCCAGCAACATACTTTTTTGGCAATCCAGACGCTTTATCTTTTGCAACTGATGGCAACTTTTTTTCAGATAATGCCAGCCCCTTTTCTACTAGACGCTCCAGTAGTTTTTCGATCTGGCTTGCGAACATAATCTGTTCCATTTGACTAGATTCGTTTAGATTAATTGAATTATTAAACACGAAGCAATCTAGTTCTTCTGATAGTTTTTCAGAACGATACCACTTTTCTAAACGCTTGTTTTCTGGGAGTGGATCTGCTCGTTCATCATTGCGAGCGCGAGAAACTTTGTTAGTTACAGAAACATATACTGTGTCAAACTCATAACCCTCGAGCATAGTCTTAACGAGTTCAATCTTATCCGCGTCAGCAGCACCATTGATGACAATGTTTGCATTTGATTCCAATAGTTCAGAGGCTTTACCCGAAAGCACTTGGTCTAGTTGAACCTCAACAAGATCAAATCGAGAAAAGATATTCTTCAGGACATAGTCCTTTCCGCTACCTGGACCGCCAAGTAGGAAAATGCCGATTGGTGAATTTGTTTCTTCGCTCATTGCTTTTTTTACCTTATCATGTATTGATGCGCCGAGTTCTTTGTTACTGTAATGGCTAACAAACTCGTCGCGTTTACCTGCCTTAACTAAACCACGAAGTTTAGAAGCAGACATACCTTCTGCACCCTCTGCGTCTGGATCTCGTTGACCAGCAGACTTAACTTCGACTTTTTTAATTCCTGGAAATTCTTTCTTTCTATATTTATTGAGTAAAGTGTGGAACTCTTTTACTCGGTCAGAACCCACAACCATTGTTACATGCGTGTGACCTTTAGATTCTAGATGCTTCATTGCATCGATAGCAGTTTTAACCTTGCTATTAGATACAACATTAGTGCTTGGGAATAAATTTCTTAACGCACCAGCCTTTTCGCCGTGTGACAATGGATTCTTCTTAGAATCTTGTGTGTGCGATGGGAAAATATAATGCTTGCCACCGCTTTCCTCAGCATGTGATTGAACGGCTTTTATCAATTTGCCGTGCCCAGCCTCTGTCGGAGGATTGAAGCGACCAAAAGTCCAGGTTGCTTTACTCATATGATACTCTTTTGTCCTCGTAGCACTGCAGATCTTGCTCTGTTAAGTTTACTAAACTCTTCACGATCTACAACTTTTAATCCTTTCGCAAAATAACCTTCTGGTCCTGATTCTTTACCACCAATAGAATGTGAATATTCGCCACTTGCAGTTTTATTTAAACCGCGAGCAAGCAGATTAGTTGCTTTTTGCGTGTTATGATGAATATCGAATGTATTTTTAAACGCAGCAGAATTGTTCTTTACATGCTCCAGGGCAGAGTCACGAGCAGCGGCTTTAGCATTCTTGGCTTTCTCAGTTTTAACCTTGTCGATTTCTTTTGCCCATCTGTTTGCAAGATGGCGAGTGTATCCCTGCACATTTGGTTTTTCACCAGAGTCGACTGTTGAGTTTACATAGGTTCTGAGTGTTGCTTCGTGACCAGCAAGATGCTCATAGGAATGACCTTTCATCAGTTTTTGAGCAGCCGCTAATTTTTCCACAACGGCTTTACGATCTTTTGGGCTTAACCTTTGTTCTTCTTTACCGATAGCATGTCTAACTAGATGAACATCTGGATGTTCTCCAAACTCTGACTGATCCGTGATAGGTGTTGCCTTTTTGTTTCTACCTTTTAACTCAGTGTGAACTGTGATGCTGAGTTTAGACTTGGCTAGTTTTTTACCTTCTGGGGAATTTTTATCGACGGCATACTTAATGGTGTTAGGAGTATGCGAGATCTTACCATCGGTTTCTTCACGAGTTTCTGGAGTGGACATAAATCCACCTTGCCACTCGCCAGCTCTTTTAGGGAGAACCTTGTAGCCGTGTGCTAGAATGGCTTTAAGCGGCTCAGCAAGGTATGGTTTTTTGCCATGCTGAGTGTCGACGTCGGATGCAGTATAGTTATACTTGGCACCTGGACCCTTGTATTTTACACCAACGCGACCGTCCTTTTCACGGACGATCTGGAATGACATCTTGTCATCGATTTTGCGTGTAATTGGACTCCGCCCGAGCGCAACGCCTCGGAGAGCAGTGAGTGCTTGAGATGCTGGTTTTGAACCGTCAAATGTGCGATCAGAGGGATGCTCTAGATGCTGGATTCCTACGGCTTTAGACGCCTCTGTTAAAAAGGCAGAGAACTGTAACATACTCTCTCCACACTGTGGGATTACCTTTTATTTAGTATATTTAGAGTTTCATACTTGCAATAGCGTTCTTGAGTGCATCTCGAATATCCGACATACCCTCATAAGCAGGAATGGTGCAGGTTGACCGCCCAGCTGCTGTTGCTGCCTTAAATTCTTCTGGAGTGTACCATTGCGGGTCAATCTTCATAAGATCCGCAAGTTCATGCATGTTTACAGAACCCTTATTTACCAGGTTATAGTACCCATTAGGCTCTTGTTCTTCCATAAGATTACAGGCGACGCTCACAGCCTCATCAAGATCTGTTAATGAGTTTTCGCCAGCATCAATTAACTTACCGTGTTTGGCGTAGTTATAGACCTTTGTAAGATAATTTTTAGACTCGTTGACACCAGTAAATGGCATACGAATACGATAAACCTGTGCTTTATCGCCAAGATAGACGTCTGAAACACCCTTGGATACTGAATAGATGCTACCAAAATAGTTCGGTGGAGCGTCCACATCATCAATATCACCCATGTAGATACAACCGCTGGAGAAATGCGCCAAACGAGTTCCCCATCCACATGCGTTAGCCAATAATGCTGGGAAAATTGCATTGGCGTCAATAGTACCCTGCTTGTCCAACTCACAGGCATCAACATTTGGAGTTCCTGTTTTGCCAGCACAGTTTACAACCCAATCAAATGTGGTTCTTTCTATAGTATCGATTGCATCTTCATGGGAGCAAAATGTTACCACATGCCCACGCTGAAGCAATTCCTTGAATACCTTTTTACCCGTCCATCCTCGACCAACTACTAGAAAATGCATAATTAAATCCTCGTGTGAATAATTTTGTACAAATACTTACCATAATCCGACTTGGCATACTTATTAGCCTGGTCCTCAACTTGTTTCTGTGTGATCCATGCATGCTTGTAAGCAATCTCTTCGGGGCATGCAATCATCGTTCCAGTTCTTTTTTGTACTGATCCAACAAAAACAGATGCCTCTGACAAAGACTCGAATGTCCCAGTATCAATCCATGCAACACCACGATTCAAAAACTCAACTTTACAATCATGATTCTTCATGTATAATTTATTGATGTCAGTAATTTCCAGTTCACCGCGATGCGACGGTGTAATCTGCCATGCATAGTCTACCACTTTATTATTATAAAAGTATAAACCTGTTACTGCATAATTGCTAGGTGGGTTGGCTGGCTTTTCGTGAACATCAACGGGATCATTGTTATCGTTAAACTCAACAACGCCGAATCGCTCAGGGTCACTGACATGATATGCAAATAGAGTACATCCTGTTCTGTTCCAGTTAGCATGAGCGAAACGATTAATCAAATCATTTCCATAGAAAATGTTATCGCCAAGAATAAGCGCAACATCATCCTTTCCGATCCATTCTTCGCAGATACGGAAACACTCAGCAATACCCTTTGGCTCTGGCTGGATTGAGTATGAGATATTGATGCCCCATTGAGATCCATCACCACAGAGTCGCTTGAATGCTTCTGCGTCGTTTGGTGAATTGACAATCATGATATCGCGAATACCAGCCATCATCAATGTCGATAGCGGATAATACACCAGCGGTTTATCATAAACTGGCAGTAATTGTTTCGAAGTCACTTCGGTGCATGGGTACAAACGAGTGCCCATTCCACCTGATAAAATTATACCCTTTCTCATAGATACCACTCCACAGTTTTTCTCAAACCATCAAATATATTTGTTTTTGCTTCCCATCCAAGTTCATTTTTAAGTTTACTTGAATCCATCGAATAACGCAAATCATGACCCTTTCGATCATCCACAAAATTAATCCAGTTTTTATGTGTTTCTGGTGGCTTGCCCATGATATCCAAAATCATAGATACCATGCTTAGATTGTCACACTCAAATCCACCACCAATGTTGTACCGCTCACCACGCTTAAAGTTTTCGCCAATAGTTAAAAGTGCATCGCAATGGTCTTCAACAAACAACCAGTCACGAATATTAGAACCATTACCGTAAACAGGAATGGGTGTGTTGTTTTTGATATGTTGAATGATTGTTGGAATAAACTTTTCTTTGTGCTGACGAGGACCATAGTTATTCGAACAGTTAGTTACAACTGCTTCTAGGTTATGCGTGTTTACATACGAGCGAACTAGGTGGTCGCTGGCTGCTTTAGTTGCAGAGTATGGATTGCGGGGATCGTATGGCGTTGTTTCGCTGAACGAAGGATCATCTGGACCAAGACTTCCATAAACTTCATCAGTAGAAACATGGACTAACTTGCCACCATATTTCTTGATGCACTTTAGAATGTTATGGGTGCCGTTAATATTGGTGCTAAGAAAGTCATCGTCACCACGGATAGAATTATCAACATGAGACTCAGCCGCAAAATGGAAAGTAATATCTGGTTCATAGCTGGAATACATGTGCTCCAAAAATTGAAGATTGCGAATGTCAACTCTTTTGACATTCAATCGCCAATCGTCATAAAACTCATCTAGATTACTGCTGTTTGCAGAATAAGAGTAATTGTCGAGGACGACAATCTCATCCGAAGGATATTTTTTAAGGTGGGAGATTACAAAATTAGAACCAATAAACCCCAATCCACCAGTCACAAATGTAGTCATAAATTATTTTTTCGCCCTCGCAGAAATAACAGCTAAATCCTCAATATTTTCTAAATCGACATCAGATTTATTCAGTGATACTGCTTGTAATGCTGTAGAAAATCTATAGTTGTATATAGGAATGCTGCCGCCACGCTTTAATCTGATTCGTAATCTTAGTTTAGGATTAAATTCTGGGACTCCTAATTTAGCAGGATCTTTACCCATGTAATACAAACCATACTTTCCTATTTGGATATAGTATGTTTTTTTGCTAGAGTAATAGTCTGCTACAGCGCTTGCTTTTACATCAACGAATCTGTCTTTAAAGTTGGCGTAATCATACGCAACATCAGATTGTGTAAACTTATCTAATGGCACAGTAAATTTTCTTGGTGCACCAGCTCTACCCCATTCTTTATTTACAAGTGCAGAAACTTTAATGGAAGTTAAAAACTCTCGCATCTGTTCAGCAGATTGTGTTTTGGCGCCACCAAGTATCCACTTTCCCCCCTTCAAATCATAATCTAAAGAGCCTTGACCGAAGTCTACCTTTAGATCTAATTTAACCTCTACTTTATATTTAATGCCTTTGATGACTATTTCAGCATCAGGTGCATTAGGATCTGCGCCTGCACCTCGGAATCCTTGGCTTTGAATTTTATATTTTTTGAGCAATTTATTAATCTTGCTCTCGTATAAAAATCCTTTATTATCCGCAGCCATTTTTATAAACCTTCTTTAAAAACTTTTTCCAGATTTTAGGATCTTGATCCCGAAAGTGTTTGCGATACATAAAGATGGCTTCAGAATTTCTCCAGCCAATCGTATGCGCCTTTCGTAATTTATTTAGCGCAACATTATCGAACTTTGTTTCGAATGCATAAGCATCTATTTCATCAGTCGAACCCAGATACATCATCTGATAATCGCGTTCTACATCTTCTACTTTATATGGTGTAGGTGTAATTTTATACTTTCTCTTGATGTTTTGCTGTCGATGCCGCAACTCATGAAAAAGCACTTTGGTGACATTGACTGACAAATTCTTTGCACCCTTTGGGGTCATGGTCACTGACAGTTTATCAGAAGGGATACTGAGATAGATGTAAATGCAGTCAGGGATACCCATAAAACGAGACTGGTATAAACCAGAAACAAGTATTGGATAATCTGCATAATATTTTTCATTGTATCGACTGGAAGCAAATACAACTTTATCCTTCTCGAAAAGTTTGTTGAGTTTACGAATCAGAGGTGCAATTCTTTTCTCGCCGACCCAATTATCAATTAAGTCAGCAATCTGCTTTTGGCGTTTATGCGCATCCTTCATAATTCTCATACTTTTAGATTCTTAAACTTATCTGTGCTTCGACCACGATCAAAGGCTGGTTTTGAATTGTTTTCCTGCATCACTGAATCTTGTGCTTTCTGTTCAAGATCGTACAACTTCATCTTGGCTCTGTCAACTCCAATCGTAAATCGTTTATGGAGGTTGGGATCGTTATAACGATTCTTCAACTGTTTTACAAGCATTTGATTTAGTTGCTGAAGTTCTTCATTGCTTACCAACGCAAACATAAAGTCAGCAGTGGCTGGCAAACCAAACGATTCAGAAGTATCTTCGAGTCCAGGATCCGAGTTACTGAACCCTGAACGAGTTGTTTGAGTTGCAGAAACAATCGGGACATTATTCTCCACCGCAAGACCGCGCAGTTCTTCAGCGATAGCCTTGATGTAAGTATAACTGTTTACATTCGCACCCACCTTGATTCTTGACGATGCGCAAATATTTAGGTAGTCAATGAAGATAATATCTGGACGGAAGTTCTTCTTCAGTGCAAGATCGTTAATCAATGCACGGAAGTGAGCAGGATTTGCTGACGCAGTTGGATATTCCTTAATGATCAACTTACCCTTGACAGAACCCTGGAGTTTACCCATGCGCTTCTCATACATGTCTTTCGGCATGTTCATGAGGTCATCCATAGAAACATTGAGAAGATTGGCGTCGATTCTTTCAGCGATCTTCTCTTCAGCCATTTCTAGAGTAATGTATAGAACATTGTAGTTTTGAACCAAGCAACCAGCAGCCACATGACACATAAACAGAGACTTGCCGACGCCAGTACCTGCAAGAGCAATGTTAAGGGTCTTTTGCGGCAATCCACCTTTAGTGATCTTGTTGAAATACTCAAGATCGAAGGGGATTCTTTTTTCGACACGATGATAGAAATCATACCGATCAGCGTAACAATCCAAAAAATCATGACCAATGTGAGGATCGAAACTAACCCCCAAAGCATCAGATAGCAAAGTGGGAATACTTCCTTTGCCCCTCGCCTGATCTTTGCCATCCAGGATCTGAATGCTGTCCATGATAGCATTATAGATTGCTTTTTCTTGGCAAAATTTTTCTGTAGTATCAAGAAGCCATTCGAGTTTTTGTTCTGATTTGTCATTCGAAACTTCCTTGAGTAGTTCGAGTGACTTATTTAACTCAACCTCAGTGAGTTTAGTCGACTCCTGAAGAGCAATCTCCATCGCTGCAATCGGTGGAAGACTGTTGTACTTCAGAATGAAGTCTTTTATTTCTTCGAATACCTTTCTTTCGTGGCTTTCGGTCAGGTACTCTTTCTTCAGAAATGGCAGCGTCTTCCTCATGAAGGACTCGTTCTGCATCAGATTCGACAAGATCAATGTTTCCGTTTTCATCTTTTACCCTTGCGGCGTGTTCTACCGAATCAGTAATTATATTACGAAATATAGCAGAAGTAAAGTCCTTAAACTTATTAGATTCTACATTACAAAGATTAGGATTAGCGATAATTGAAATATTGTATGACATTGCATTATCACTGGACATATGGATATCAGTAATCTCAAATATGACACCAGGATATTTCTTGATTATCTTAATAGCAATAGCATCTTTGTTTGAAAGATCTAGAAAAAGATCGTAGTCTCTACCAAACTTTAAGAACTTTCTTGCTTTCCAAAATTGGAATTTCGCAATTAAATCTTCAAACATCTTCTTCCTCAACAGTCACAGCAGAACCAAAGGAATAGTTTTCACGCACCCAATCCTTAAATGAATCATCCTCGAGGATCGTGTTCCAGAACTCAGAAGATTCCGTATCAGTAAATCGCCACTTCTTACTTTCCACTTCACCAGTTGTAGTGTTTACGCGAGCATACCAACCATTTGATGGTTTGATGACATGACCAGATTCAAGTGCCATATCCATGAGCCCAGAGAACTTGCTAACACCACCATCAAACTTAACTGCGACAGGAATCTTAGACTTCTCACGAACATAGCGGGACTTCTCAACATTAATGATGTATGAATACCCGACCAAGTCAGTGCCTTCCTTATCCTGCTGACGACCAAGGATGTAAATATTATCAGCCGAATAGTAAGAACCTGTACCGCCACCGACGATTGCCTTCGGAAACATACCAATTTCCATATAGGTATGATTGACCACAACCATCGGGATATCCTTCAGAGTAAGGTGTGGTGTGACCATACGGAACAAAGATTTAATTTGCTTTGCGCGAGTCATGTCACCAACGGACTTTTGCTCAAGAGCATCTTCAACTTCTTTCTTCGAAGCAAGATTACCAATCGAGTCAATTAGAATCATCACACGATCGCCACGCTCAATGTTAGTCAGCTGGTTCATGATATCAAACTTTAACTGCTCAACATCAGTGATTGGTGTGTGGATAACACGCTCTTTATCAATACCGAAGTTCTGGAAATATGATTGCGGAGTACCGAACTCAGAATCGTAGAAAAGAACAATAGCATCAGGGTACTTGTCCTGGTATGCTTTTGCCATAATCAAACTGAACGCAGTCTTGAAGTGCTTGCTCGGACCAGCCCACATTGTGAGACCAGGAGTAAAGCCACCATCAAGGGAACCAGAAAGCGCAATATTTATTGCAGGGATGCTAGTCTGAACCATATCCTTTTCTTCGAAGAAGATTGAACGCGAAAGGATAGCGGTGTCTTTAATTGTTGAATTTTTCTTGAGTTTATCTAACAGGCTCATGTGTGGTCTCCTTGTTAACCATATATGTATTATATACTATTTCAATTGAAAAAGCAATCTAGTGATTCAACCTTTTCAGATTTCCAATTAATCGAAGAAAGAATAATATCTAGCGGTTCAAGAAATGATTTCTCGAACTGAAGATCGTAATCAATATATTGCTCAGCATCCAACTGCTTGGGAATACCAGACAAGAACGCAAGAGTATTGTTATTGTAAATGTTTGGTTGTTTTAGATAGACAAACTTGATCTTTTCGCCTTCCTTGATTTCCTGATATCGTTTGGTAAGATTCATTTCTCGCAACAAATGATTGTACACCAACGCACCCTTGACATGGATCGGTGTTCCTTTCTTGAAGATATGCGCAGCATCAGCATACTCTTTTAATCCATTAACGGATCTTGGGAATGCAATATCTTCAACGGAAAGTGCCTTAAATTCTACCCGAAACTTTTCTATGAATTTATGAAGTTCGTTTTCACTCTCAGTCATGATTAAATTAATTGCTTCTTTAATCTTTGCGCGACAAGCAGATGGAGTAGACGAACGAATCGCTGAGATGCCCATCATCTTGAGTTTGGGTTTGGCATACGCCACACCTTCGCTATTGTAGACATTGAGAATATAGTTTTTCTTAGCGACCCAGATTGCCTTGTCAGCCAAAGACTCACGCTTCATTTCCATGCGCTGTTGAAACGCATTGACATATTCTTTCAATTCTTCATACGACGCATCAATGAACGGCTGGATCTTATCATCGCAAACCTTATCCATAAACTTGATGACTTTCTTGGTGTCAGAAGTATCAGGGTAAAGTTTCTTGATTAGCGGACCCATGTTCAAATAAATCGAGTCAGTATCAGAAGCGATGACATAATCTACATCATCAGTTTTGAGCAGATTATTCATGTATTGATTAATCTTCTTTTCAATCCAACGAATAGACAACTGACCTGCCGTTGTAATGCCTTCGGCGATACGAGTATCAAAGAAGCGGAAGTATTGATTGCCCAGTGCACCGTAAGCAGAGTTTAGAGTAACCTTCTTTGCCAACTGCAGGTTATTGTATCGAGCAACTTGTTTTTCAAGATAAGTCACTTGATTCTTATCTTCAAGAACAGTTTCGATCTTCTTCTTGGCTTCGATTGCCAACTTCTTATAGCGTGTACGATCTTTGTACATGCTATCCATAATCTCAGGCAGAACACCCTGCTCTTGAGTACGGAACAGCTGACCATTCGGCGTTACGGTAACACCAAGATCTTTTAGGATGCTTGTATCAACTTCTTGATTTAGCAAAGAGTTAACGCTGACATTACAGTTGCTGATAAACCCACGCATATT